TGAAAAAAGATGCCAGACCTTCTAATACCACCTCCGATTCTACTTCTGTCTTGGGATTCTTAACTACAATAGTGTGAGACAATTTAGGCATTGTATCAAAAAACTTCTCAACTTGTTTGAATTGTTTTGTATTTAATTGTTCGAGAAATTCTTCAAGTTCTTTTTTAGTTGAATCAGAAGCACTCCAACTCTCTTCTTCATTGTATATCATATCAATACATGAAGATATTACACTCAGTGATTGACTCACTTCACTCATACCAGAATCAAAATTACTTTCAATAAATTGATCCAAAGAAGGATATTTAAGTTTCATCGAAAGATCATTATCAAGCTTGATAGTATTTCTATGAGATTTATTCTTTTTAACTTTAATAGAATCCAGATCAATTTCCATCTGAACTTGAGTCTCACCATCATCAGGACAAGTCACATTCACTTCTACAGTCTCACCAACAGACTTGGAACGAATATTTAAGAACAAATATTCAATATCAAAAATAGAAAGTTTATCAACTTTCACTCCTCTTGTAAGAATACAATCATTCAAAATCTGAACAATAGCATCAGTAATCTGCTTTGCATCCTCAGACTCCATTGCCATCACTAATATTTTTTCTTCCTTTACTAGAAAAGGACGATATCTAACCTTCTTCCCAGTCGAAGGTAATTCCAATTCAAAGGTTGGAGTATTAATTTTTGGTAAAGGCATAATGTCTTATAAAAATTTCAGTATCTTATATAGGGAGGTTATTTGTTTGCCAAAGCATCAAGAGCATCTTGGGTTTTTTTATCAAAAACAAAGGATTCTCCACCTAATGAAGTAGTATCTTTTACAATTGTTCCTGCTAATTCACTTCTTTCTTTATCGGTAAGATTTCTAATATCATAACGCCTAGTTATATCTTCATTAAAATTATTAGAACTATTAGATTTTGTATAAACACCTTTAGGATTCACAATATATCGATCATAATTAAATGACACAGTTACTTTTAAAAGATCAGCGGGACCATAAGATACAGGAATTGATGTTATTGTTTTTGGGAATGCATTTATAAATTGATACTCTATTTGAGAACCAGGTGCATATGGAATTTGAGGATTATAATCTTTCTCAAATTTTGTTATCCACATCGTTTGTACTTTATAATCATCTGGATACTGAAATCTTCGATAATAATTACTGTTAAATTGTCTTTGTTGATCCTCTATAGCACCACCTGAAATATAATCCATCCACCCTTCAAAAATTCTTATAGCATTATAATTAGTATCAACATAAAAAGTAAAATCAAGATCAGTGTATATACGAGTATGAGCAAATTCTTGATTAATACCCATAAAATTATCTTTTACTTCACCAGTGGCAAATGAACTTGTAGGTAATGATGCATCAGAACAAAGAATTCCAGTTTCTCTTGATAAAATATTATTAATATCTGCTATACCTGAATATTTGCTCAAATGATCTGTGATTCCTTTCTTTAATGTAGAAAAAGATACCTGATAATAATTAGTTTGTGCAGTCTTACCAACGAGATTATTCAAATCATTCATTGTAATATATTGAAATTTTCTATCTGCCACTCTAAATACCTTATGAAGTCTTATATTATTAGTTATTTAGATGGCTTATAAAGGAAGATATCAACCAAATAATCCATTAAAGTATAAAGGTAACTTTAAAAATATAATTTACCGTTCTTTATGGGAATTAAAATTCATGAAATATTGTGATCGTAATCAAAATATACTTGAATGGGGAAGTGAAGAGATAGTGGTACCATATCGTTCACCAATTGATAATAGATACCATCGATACTTTCCAGACTTCTATATTAAGGTACGAGAAAGTACAGGAAAAATTAAAAAGTATATTATTGAAGTAAAACCACAAAAACAATGTATAGAACCAAAAGTTCAGAAAAAGAAAACAAGGAGTTATGTATATCAAGTATGTGAATATGCAAAGAATCAAGCAAAGTGGAAAGCAGCAGAAGAATACTGTATGGATAGGGGATTGGAATTTAAAGTGCTCACAGAGAATGAATTAGGTATCAGATAATGAGTCGTATCACTAGTGTTAGAAATAATCTTACTGGTATTGAAGATGCTGATGATTTGATGATGGAAATTATAAGTGTTCTGGATGAAGGTGATAAGGTTCCAGAAGTAGGTAATTTCTATGTTTTTGTCTATAATCCTAAGACTCCTGGTATTCGATATGATCAAAATCCATTAGTAGCAGTCACTCAAGTTTTAGAATGGGGATTTCGTGGTATTAACTTTCATTGGGGTGAAAATAGACAATATACATGGTCTGAAGTGGCAGGAGGACTTTATCAGGTCACTGATGATGAATTAAATGATCTTGATGCCATACCTTTTGCAAAAATTCGCATAAATAACTAAAAATAATAATAGATGGCTACTTTACGATACCCATTAACAATATACACAGAGGAAACTGATTATCTTCAGATAGATGTACAGAAATATGTTCCTGTAGGAAATAAACAAGGAGGTGCAAAAGAGACAGATCTTACCACTACAAACCACGAAGGGCAGGAAGTAAAGGACAAGGCAAATATAACTGAGGAGAACTTTGTAAGAAATCCAAATGATTTCTTCAGAAAAAATACTTATACAAAATCACTTAATACCATATTATTACCAATACCATCCGATATTCGAGATAGTAATACGGTAAGTTATAATGAAGATAAGATGAATAATATTACTGCTGCAGGTGTAGGAGGAGTTACGGAGATAATTAAGAATTTTGGAAAGACGGGATTTGATGGAAGTAGACAAGCAGCAGAAAATGCATTAAAAACTGCAGGAATGAGTAGTGCAGAAGCTCAAAATTTATCAGCAAAATGGTTTGCTGGTAAAGCAGTTGGTGTTTTTGGTGCTAATGTAACAGTCGATCAATTACTGGCAAGATCAGGAGGTCAAGTATTTAATCCAAATATGGAACTTCTTTTTAGTGGTCCAACCCTAAGAAATTTTAATTTCTCTTTTAAAATGACTCCGAGAAATAAAGAAGAATCAATACAAGTAAAACAAATTATAAGAACATTTAAAAGAAGTATGGCACCAAAAGCAGGAGCAAATAAGAAAGGTGCATTTTTAGAAAGTCCAGATATTTTTGAATTAACGTACAGACAAGGTGGAGGGAAACATAAATTTCTAAATTCATTCAAACAATGTTTTTTAACAAATATAGGAGTTAATTATACAGGTGAAGGTACCTATGCTACTTATGGAGATGGAACACCAATTTCTATGATAATGAGTTTATCATTCAAAGAACTTGCACCAATTTATGATGTTGATTATGATGAGGATCACACTGGACCTCTTGCGGATGCGCAACAAGCATTTATGGAAAGAGGCACAGGTTTACCATCAAGATTTACAGGAGGAGTAGGATACTAAAATGGGATATTTCAGAGAACTACCAGGATTATATTACCAATCATTTTTATCTGATAGTAATTCATCACAAAATTATTTACTGGTTAAAAATCTTTTTAGAAGATGTAAATTACGTGATGATCTACAAAATGTTTTTACAATCTTCAATAAGTATGAAATTGTAGAGGGTGCCAGACCAGACACTGTTGCAGAAGAATTTTATGGTGATGATGAACTAGATTGGGTGGTTCTGATGACTGCTGGTATAGTTAATGCCAGAGATGAATGGCCATTGTCCAATAAAGAATTATATGATTATGCACTAGACATTTATGGTGATGATCTGAATAATATTCATCACTATGAAACAAAAGAAGTCAAAGATCAGAATGATAAACTAATTCTCTCTAAAGGTAAAGTGGTAGATTCTACATTTACAATTCCAGATCCAGATAATTACAAATCAACCCTAAATCCTGTTACAGGTATTAGTAACTATGAATACGAAACCATAAAAAATAATAAGAAAAGATCAATTTATCTACTAAAACCAGGATATTTACAGCAATTCTTAAATGACATGAGAGTGCAAATGACCTATGATAAATCATCTCAATATATAAATGACAATTTAATTGCCACAGAAAATACCAAATCCACAATACCATAAAAAAAGACCCCCAAAGGAGTCTTTTATATTCCCCTTACTGGGGACCCTGTACGGGGGGACTTATTGACATTGCCCTTAAATTATTCTTCTGCTAGTTTAGCAAAATAGGATAGTGCATCATCTTCTTCAACTGAGGATGTTGATGGTGTAGATACGGCAGCAGTGACTAATTCTTCTGCTGAACCACGACCTTCACTCTCATCTTCAAAAGATTCATCAGTAACAACTGGACGTACCTTGTTATTACCAAGAACATACTCAACACGCTTCTTCAGTTCATCATAAGACTTGAACTGATCAGGAGCAACAAACTCTTGAAGAGAATTTTCTTTCTTCCAGAGTGCTTCTAGTGCATCATCATCTTTAAGAAGA